ATGATTGAAAAAGACTTAGATAGCATTTTAAATCTTGAAATCCTAAAAGATGAAGAGTTCACCCGAAAGCTCTTCAAACAAAAGCCAGAAGATAAAGCAAATTTTTATAATAATGTGATTAAACAGAGTGAGATTCAATCTGAATATTGGGGACGGGTTACATTTTTCGTTTATAGATTTGGTAGATTTTTAAAATATCATTGTGATTCCAAATTCTGGATGCAAGTTTATTGGGATTCAGATATGAACATTCTGAAAGAGAAACTCGGCATAATAATACCATACCAAACCTCCATTGGATTTGGCACAAGAATCGACCATCCCACAGGGATAATTATCAATTCCAAAGTTAAGATTGGAGAAAATTGTAAAATACATCAACACACAACGATAGGTGCTACAGATACAAAATATCCTTATGATTCTGCTCCGATAATCGGAGACAATGTTTATATGGGCGCTAACGTAAATATTTTTGGTAAAATAACAATTGGTTCTAATACTCTTATCGGTGGCGGAGCAGTTGTGACAAAATCTTTCCCAGAAAACAGTAAATTAGTTGGAAATCCAGCGAAGAATTTGAACGAAGCTGTTGTAGAAAAAATATAAAATAAAAAAAGCATCCATCAATAAATGGATGCTTTTTATTAATATATTAATTTTTGACTAGCATAAATCAAATTAGGATTTGAAATGACATTCATTGAAACTAGACTTTGAACACTTGTTCCCAGTCGACTGGCAATTGATGAAAGATTATCGCCAGAACGTACGGTGTAAGTTCGTGCTGTATCCACAGATTGACCGCCCGTAAATCGAATAACCTGACCAGTATAAATCATATTCGGATTAGATAAACTGTTCTGACGAGCTAATTCTTGCCAGTTGGTACCCCAGTTTGAAGCAATCCCACTTAAAGTATCGCCTGATTGGACAATGTGAGTTCGAGTATTTCCAGTCGAACTACTTCCACCTGTGTCTAGTGCTTGAACGTCACTTGCTGCAACCCAGCTCATGATATTATCAAGTAAGACTTTATTGCCTGATTTTTGAAGGACTTTATATGAGTTTTCTTTTACCCATTTAGGGATTGCTTGACCTGTTGAGTAATTTGTGGCACTGAACTTGATTGTGACAGTCATGCCCTCTTGGATTTCACTTGGTGTCACTTCGTTGGCATCTTTACCATCATCAGTGGCTGGTGTATCGGTATCAGGTTTGGTTGCGTTTCCGTCTTCGTAGCCTTTGTCAGTGATTCCAGTTAAGTCAACATTTCCATCAAGTCCGCCAGCAACATAAGTTGATGTGAACTGGAATACTGAGATTCCGTCCATACTTGGGAAAAAGCTATAGTTTGGAACTCGTGTCACTTCGTAATTTGGATATGCCGCAATCCAAAGTGAGTTAGGAAATTCCTTGATGATTTGCTTATAGTTGACATTTGCCAAAGTGTAAGGCTTGTAAGAATAATACATTGGCGTATATCCAGCCGCTTTTACTCGACGCATTCCATAAAGAATAGCGTCAGTATTCGCTTGCTTATCCCCACTTGCTCCACTTTCATAGTCCAATGCTACAATGGAGTTCTTAGGCGTTTGAATTTTTGGCAAGTAGCGATCGAGTGCTGCTTTTGCTACTTCTTGCGAACCTCCGACTTGATACCAAATATAAGTGTGCGCTCGTTTGCCTTGAGCAATTGCAGATGCAACTTGCGTTGAATAGGTTGCTTGGTCAACGAATAAACCGCCATAAGTTCCACCAACTTGACTAAAAGCGAACTTATCATGGTCATAACCAAAATTACCATAGTCTCCATTATATTTTGACCAATCCACACCTTGGTCACCTACAGCCGCAAATACTGGTCCACTTGCTGCAACAACAAAGAAAGCTACCATAACAATGGCAGCTTTTTTAATTAATTTTTTCATTTGTTTTCCTCCGTACTTTCAGTTTCAATAACATCTGTTTTGCTATTTTTAGATTTCAAGTAGTTCACCAACTCTTGAAACATCGGATTTACTTGACAAATTAATTGAATCATTCGTGCACCAAAGAAAGCAAGTGAACCATTGATAATCCAATTTACTTCATTTTCATAAGATCTTGAGCTTGAGAAATGCCAAAACTCAAAGACAATCCAAAACAAAGCGATTGTTGTTAAATCGATAACGATTCTTTTTCTCAAAGGTGGGTCCATTTTTTCCCCATCTTTTAACCATGTCAGTCCTAATATAATTAAGATTAACCCTGAAACTCCTAATAATTGATACTCCAATTTTTATTTTTCCTTTCATATTAATTTAATGCTTTAATATCCCAAGAACACCCATATAACATAGCAGCTTTTGAAGAGCTACTAGAGTTTAATAAGAATAATTCACCAGAATTATTTACCATTATGGTCGCATCGTTTTTACCTGTATCCCCAGAAAAATTACTAACAGCTACCTTGAAAGCTTGAAATCTATCTGGTGCATACTTATTTTCAAACTTTGCAAATGGAACAGAATTTGAAATTTCTGCATTTTTAACACTCCCTGTAAGTCTTGCTTTTTTACCTCCATTTTCTAAAATTAGAACAGGTTCTTCTCCTGAATTGATTGGTAAAACCCCACTAGAAAGAGTGATAGGTATTATTTTTGGATATAGTGACTTATACGTGTCTAAATCGATGAATGCCAAACCGTTTACGTACATTAAAACGTCTGTGCTGATAGTGATTGTATGCCAACCTTTTGTAGTAATTTTAATAACTGGATCACTTTGACTTTTTATCGCAAACTTAGAATAAACCTGATTTTGATATGCTGTAAAACTAGACAGCCCGAAGTTGATTTTAGACGGCTCGATGTAATTATGGTTAAGGCCGATTTCTCCTGTGTAATTAAGATAGTTCCCCCAGTCAGGCTGGCGTTCCCCAAAATCAAGTTCTACAATTACATTAGCGCTACCAGCTGCAATTGCCTCTTGTGATATTTGTAAAGTCGGTATGGCAACCAGTCCATCTGTTTGTGCAAAGAAAGAAAACGTCACCGAACTATCCGCGGGCATTCTCAAACTTGTTCCTACATCTTTTGAAATATTAGGGGGGGTTGGTGAATATCCGTTATCAACCATTTTTCCACTCTTGCTAAATAGACTGGAATATTGTTCTACAATTCCCATGTAATCACCACTTGTAACTTTGTATGGTCTTGCAAGAACTTTTCCTATAAATAAAGCCGCAAGCCTAGCCGCAAATGATTTGTATCCATTTCCATTAAAGTGAGTCCAGTCATTATATAAAGAAACATTATAATTTTTGGTTAATTCTGAACCGTCAATATACATTAAGTTATATTCTTCACAGAGCATTTTGACAGCATTCGAAAATTTATAAACAATTTCACGAGATCCGTCTTCAGTAAACCTTTGAACAGTCGGGCTTATTAGCACAACCGCTGTGCCGTTTTTTAATTCTCGTTCAATTAGTTTTCGATAGCCATTCATGTAGACATCAATGTTTCCTCTATCTTCATAAGATGTATTAAGAGCATCATTGATTCCGTAGTTCATCAAAACAATGTCAGTTCCGCTTTCCTTGAAATGGTCATAACCAAGAAAAACGTTATCTCCAGAGAAAGCTTGTTGTTTAACGCCTATGTTCAATTGAATAATATCAAAATAGGATTGTAGTGCTTCTGAAGGGGTTGTTGAAGCTCTAGTTCTAGAATAAGGGACACCGTTATCAGTCGTTCCGCTTAGAGGATCTCTTTTATCATCAGAGGTAACATCATCTCCGTAAAATATGCTATCTCCACGCAGAGTTATAGTTAATCGACTGTCGATTGACTTTCTAACAACTTTTGGATATAGACTATTATTGATGTTTTTTGATGTGAAATTGTTCAGTCTATCAGCAAGGCTATCAAACCCACCCCTTGAGCTAATGAGTTCTTCAAGAATCTTTCCTCCTGGATCAACTGATTCTATTATTTCTTTGTTTTGATTAACGAACTCTTCCCAACTTTTTTTTCCATCCTCAATATACTGATTAAAGATTCGATAAAGCTCTTTAAAGGTCCACCAGTAGTTAGAATCTTTGAAAGGTTGGGAATAAATGGATTTCTCAACGATATAGTGGAAAGTTCGAGTTGAAAATTGCTCCACCCATTGATCGCCAACTTGTTTTCTAAAACTAAAATATGCTTCATTTCGTCCAACAAATTGCAAGGCATTATCGCTTGCGGTATAGGTCAATGTTCCTTTTTTGGCATCAAAAGATACGATACTTTCTTCTGATACCCCTTGTCCTGTTATTTCTTGCGCCATTAAACAAAAGAACGGCTGTAAGCCTTCAAAGTTCTTGGGCTGACCGTTCTCTACGATTTGAGCAACAATGGCTTGACTGTTCACATCAGCATGTCTTAACTTAACAATGCCAATATTGTTATTTGGTTCTGTGGTGGACAGTGTTATAAAATGTTCTGTCATAAAAGACCCTTTCTAAAAATTTTCATAATCTCTTGCATTATGAAAATGTGCATTTGACGATGGTTAAATTCATCCATAAATTGGAAATGGCAATGCTCACCCGTGCTTGGTCCAGTCGTTCCCATAAGTCCGATTTGTTGGCCTTGTTTCACATTCTGACCAACGGACACATCGACCCGACTTTGGTGGGCATATCCTGTGTACATTCCATCCGCATGTTTAATGACTGTCCAATTCCCATACCAATCAAAATAGCCTGGGTCTGCAGCACTAACAACTGTTCCATCTGCGGAAGCAAGAATTGGGGTATTTGGGTTTCCATTTACCAAATCAATTCCGTTATGAAATTCTTGTGCCCCAGTGATTGGACTGATTCGCCAACCGAACTCGCTGGATACTGTAATTGGACTTGCAATTGGGGCGATATAACCTCCACCTCCGCTTGGAATTTCAAGATTAACAAATTTGTTGTACCATTCTTGCGCCCAAGTGCTTCGTTCAGGATGTGAATTTAACGGGCGTTCAAAGTTTGATACAAATGCTTGTGCAGCTGTGTTAATATCCGTTAATGTTATGAATTGAGTCCAAGAATATGGATAAGAACTTGTCGCAATCCATTGGCCATTTGGTGCATGCCACATCAAGAGCTTGAATTGTGCAGTGATTGTGTCAGGATCATCAGTCACTCCAGCTTGTGTCATGAGATTAATCATATAAACACGTCCAGAGCTAGCGCCAGAACTATCCGTCCATTGCCAAACACCATATCCAAACCCTGGTGCGCCATTGCTTTCATCCGCTGTTGGATTTGCATCAGATTCACCTTGTGCATTACCAAGTAAAGCGGCCGCCGCTTGTTTAGAGAATCCAGCTCCAATCGCCATTGCCCAAATTTGCCAGTAACGTTTATCACGATCACTTGTTACTTCTGGTGGATATTGCCCATTCCAACCACCGCCACCACCAGAGTTTCCTCCTCCGTTGGTATCGATTTTTACGCCATTAACATAAAAGTTACCTTTGATATTAATATCACCCTGAAGTGTTCCATCTCCAAATAATTTAAACTTAGGTTTATCAAAAGTTGAATCAGACGGAACTTGGAAAACCGGAGTAGAAGAACCATTTCCGCTATCTTGGTTTATTGACAAAATATAACCCGGGTAATTAATTAAAGCTGAGCCGTTCGCCTTCTTTGTATTCCCGTCATAAGTTCCGATGAACTCCCCAACTTTTCCACCGTGGACATCTTTTTGCCAATCAGGCTTTGTATAATCAACGTTATTTGTTTCTTTGTATTGCTCAATCGAAAAAGCGCCATTAGATAATACAGATTGAAAAAAAGAATTACTTCCGATTGACTTAATAACAACCCCTTGGATAAGAACTCCTGCTAATATCCCGGCCGCAATGAAAGATGCATTAAACGTTCCGTCTAAAGTCCAAGCGGTTGTGCTTGCTCCATTGTGGACCTCTTTGATTGTCGTCCATTGACCTTTTTTACATTGCTTGAAAGAAATTCCAGCGTTATTTTGAATCATAAAATACTGTGAATCTTGAATCTTTGGCCCATCCATGAAGACTTGCTCATAGGTTTCTCTCGATTGAGATACACCAGCTTCGATCCCATTGACCATATAAATTGAGCCCCCATTGGCACCAGCACCACGCATAATATCGTCTTGATACTTTCCAATTTCTGTGGAGTCATAAAAAGTCATTTTATTATTATTAAGGTCTGAGATATTGCTTTGAACCTGCGATAACTGACGATTGAGAGAGTTGCCACTTAAATTGTCGCCTAGACTGGCTTGTACTCGACCATTAACATAATCAGTAACCACTTTAAAGACTCTTGTCTGATAGTGATAATTTCGGTCTCCTCTGTGGATTGAAACAGTATTTCCAATTGAATCACTCCCTAATATCTCAGTACTAAACTGAACGAGTGGCCGGCAGTAATAAGCCAGTTGGTCATAAGTCTTTTGCAAAAGCTCGCTTGCATCTTCCACATCATCAAAAACAACAACTGTTTTACGTGGCAACATTTTTCCATTTGACGGGATGCCATATTCTTTTGTCATTTCTGGATATTCAATCCAGTTTTGACCTTTTGGTTTATCGAGGGGCTTTCCATTAGACTTTTTCCATTCAACATCTGAAAATTCAATTCTTCGCCCATAACCGTCGCCAACTTCTTCACCTTTTCCACGCCCAATTAGGGCAGTGACAATATTTGTGCGGTCTTGTTGGTGGACGATTTTCAGCACTTCCTCCCCATATTCAAATCGTTTATTGGTTATTTTTCCAATTTGGTTATAGCAGTTAATAATTTTTTTAGTAATCTTATTTCCTGTAATTTCAATAGAAAAGGTAAACTCAGAACCTAACTCTTGCAAAGCTTTGAGCGCTTCTCGCATGGAAGTATAGTAGAAAGTACTGGAAACCGTTTTAATTGGTTCACAGACACCAAGTACCCAATCACAACCTGAATCAGATAAAAGCTGATTAATCACATAAGAAAAAGACCTATTTTTAGGTCTTATATCTTTGATGATAAAATTATCCAGTTCATCGACTGCAAAATTTATCGCTTCAAACAAAAGCAAATTATCTTCATCTTTTGCGGTTAAAATTCGATATAAAGAAAACTCTTGTTCTTTTGTATCATTAACTGCAATATAGCTGGCATCTTTAATTATTTCATCAAAAGGTAAAGAAACTAAAAGTGTGTCGTTCATTAACTCAGAAGCATTTGTTGTGATTTCTTTTGTCTGAACACATTCCATAAACTCATCGGAATCATAACTTTTGATGACTTGTTGCATCTTATCTAAAAATAAGATATTACTCACTAAAGCACCGCCTTTCTATATTGAATCGTTAACTCATAGTTTGAACTTGAAAAATCTGTTCCAGTTGTCAATCTGATATTTTTAAAATCAGAATCAAGGTCCAAGAGGTTGTTATTTACTTTCCCATTAAGAAAAGTATCGCCTGTTTGAAAATCAAATTCCAAAAGGTCTCCTTTTTTAGCCTGAGATGACTTCAAGCGATAATTTCCGTCAGTTGCAAGTAAACCATCTGTCAGTAACTTGAATGATAGCTTATCTGGTTTAACTGAATAAGGTAAAACTTCAATGACCTTATTTTTTACACTTTGAGTTTTTCCATGTTTAAATGGATCACTACAAAGCACGGTAAAACTTGAAATGATTGAATTAGTATCTCCGGCCACATTGTCTGCAGTCTGGAAACGGCCATAAAAAGTGTATTCCAAATCATCATGAAAAATAATAGGGACATCTTCTTGACGAATCAAGAACGCTTTTAAGGTATCAAACTTTTCTTGTAATACTTGAGGATCACTATCCTCAAGCTTGTATTTTATCGTCAACTCCCGAGGAGGATATTTAACATTAGTTATCACTCCTCCTACTTGCATTTCTTGTGACTCAAAGCTGAGAGAATACATCTCTCGCCCCTCTACAGTCAATGTCTGATAACCTTCTACGAGTTCCTCTAACCAAGAACCATCATAACTCATGGCACTGGTTGGAATAAAAGGAAGGTTGCGATAATGCTTCTGTTTTGTCGTATCTATAAACTTGTACACTTCTACCTCCTAAAATCCCATATTTAAGTTAATTTCTTGACCCTGTGCATTAGAAATGTCATCCACAAATGCTTTAAAGTTTTGGTTCCCGAGCTTCACAGTGAATGAAGCTGGTTGTTTGCCTTGGTTAAGGTTCACATCATGAGAAACTTGACTGCTGATTGATCGATTAGCTGCCGCAACATTTGCCCCAATATCCACTGAATAGTCAGAATTAATTGCATTAGCAATCATATCCCCCATTCCGGAAACATTGGATTGAACATTACGGAAACCTCCAGTTAAACCAGAGTTCAAACCATTCATAATGGCATTACCAGCGGGAGTTAAAAGTTTTCTATCCTTACGGATTGGCCCTTTATGCTCCCGAATCCAATCGCCAATTCCACTGATAAATTTCATTCCATCTTCCCACTTTTGTTTGAGCCCTTTGACAAAACCGTCAATGATAGCTTTACCAATATCTAGTAAGTTGATGTTTTTCAAGGTATTGAAGATACCAACAACATTATCAATCAGATCGCTAACGCCTTGTTTCAAACCGTCCCAAATTCCTTTGAGACCGTTGACCATACCGTTCCATAAGTCAATAGTGCCTTGTTTGAGGCTTTCCCAACCTTGTTTCACACCATTTACAATAGCATTGGCAGAATCAATGACCCACTGTTTAAATGATGCCCAAGTGTCTTTGACCCATTGAACGGTTGCGTTCCATAAATCAACGGTACCTTGCTTGAAGGCATTCCAACCATTAACAATTCCGTCAACAATAGACTTAGCCATATTAATGACCCATGTTGTGAAAGCTCCCCAAAGACTTTGGATTGTGTTTACAACTGTTGTCCAGATATTAGAAACAGTTTGTCCCCAGGCGGTAAAGAAACCAACAACAATTTGAACAAATGTTGAAACCAATGTTTGGATATTAGTACACAACGTTTGCCAAAGTGTTGATAAATCTTCTTTGAATTGGTTAAAATTACCCGTGATTAAATCAATGAGTAACAAAACTGGTCCCATAACAACCGTTTTTATAATTTCCCAAGCAGAACTAAAGATTGTTTGGACTTGTTCCCATAAACCACCAAAGAAATCAAGCATTGGCTGGAATATTGTTTTGATTGTCTCAACAAATGGAGATAAGGTAGTTGTTACACTATCCCAAGCGCTGGATAAACCGCTTGTCGTACCTTTCCAAAGATTAGCGAACCACTCCTTGATGCCGTTCCAAGCATTTTTCACACTATCAACGGCATCTTTGGCACCTTGGATTGTACCATCCCAGAGCCCTTTGGCTCCATTTTTGATATTGTTCCAGGTATCACTGAACCATTTGACTGCGCTGTCCCAAGCTTTAGTAATATTATCCCAAACATCTTTGGAAATTTTAACTAGAGATTGCCATGCAGAACCTAGAAATTTTACAAAATTTGACCATATTTTCTGACCTGTTTTTGTTTGCGTAAAGAAATAGACTAACCCAGCTACAACAGCAGCAATTGCAATAACTATAAGCATGATTGGATTAGCGTCCATAACTGCATTAAAAGCTGTTTGGACTCCCGTAGCTATTTTAGTAACACTATTCCAAGCTGTAATCGCGCCTTTCCATAGTTTATATGCTGCCACACCAGCTGTTATTCCAGCTACTAATGGGCCAATCCAGTCTTTATTTTGATTAACGAACTCAAACAGAGTTTTAAATGTAGCGATTATTCTTGCAATTACACTAATAACTGGAGGAATAGCTTTTGTAATTGCACTAAAAACTTGATTAACTACAGTTTTTAACTTGTCAAAATTCTGAGCGATTGAACCAAGACCAGCGCTCTTCATTCCGTTATCAATTGCAGATAAAACGTTCTCCAAACCTTTCACTACTGCTGTTTTTACATTTTTGAACGAGGTTTTTATCCCTGCTGAATTTTTCTTAGCAAGTTCCGCAAAGCCTCCAACACCGTCATTCAATTTAATTAATCGACTATTGAAGTCATCGAATGTAATTTTCCCACTTTGTAAAGCATCATATAGCTCACTAACCGAATTTACACCTTGGTCTTTAAAAGACTTAGCAACTTTATCCATTGCAACGGGCATAGTTTCTTGAAGTGTTCGCCACGATTGCATATCAACAGTTCCCTTAGATAACATTTGAACATATTGTTGCATTCCTCGGCTTGCATCTGCAGTTGAAGCACCAGAAGCTAGAAAAGCATTGTTTAACGCAATAGCTGTATCAGTTCCTTTTGTTAAGCTTCCTGTGGATATAGCAAGTTGTTGAGTATTGGATACAATTTCATCAAGAGAGGTAGGTAAGCCATCAATTCCTTTATTCAGTTTTGTCATTGATTTATCAACATCAGAAGCAGAATAACCAAGCGCCTGCATTACAACAGGATACTTATTCAAAGTATCAAATCGATCTATAGCGCCATCTAATGAATTTCTAACCAAACCTACCGCAGAATCAACAAGTTTAAAAACTCCAACCCCTTTAGCAATATCTAGGATAGAAGTATTTGTATTTTGTGAGCTTTTATCTAATCCTCCCATTGAACTATCTGCTTTATTCATGGTTGAAGTGAAATTTTTATCAACAGCACTCAGAACCGCTTCTACACTATAAGATTCCATGTTTTTCCTCCTTTCTTACTTATTTGCTTTTTTCATGAGGTCAATTAATTTGTTATCCTTTTTAAACTTATTCTCTGGGCTTTCGATTCCTAAAATTTCATTTTCTAGTTTTTTCTTGTCAAAGAATTTTTTAAATGTTGGATAAAGTGGCTTTTTACCTTGTTGTTTCGTTGCTTGAACTTGCCAATTGGCCCATGCTTGTTCATAAATGAACTCTTCTTCGTCCAAAGTTCTCAACTGATAGGCGATTGAACGAATTGAATATTCTCGAATTGTCATGCGTTCAAATACAGATAAGTCTTGGATGCCGAAACACCGTAAGAATCTAATCATCATTGACTCATAAGTGTCCTCCGAACTTTCAAACTTTTCGGCTATTTGTTCATTTTTGCTTTGATTAACTTTCCCGTATTGCTTTCAGTAATTTCTTTCAAAACATCATCAAATAATTTTTCAATATCTTCGCATTCATCAATAAAATCATCAATATCTCCTTGAGAAAGTTTAGGCGTTTCTGTTCGATTTCCTAAAAATAATACATTTGATAAAGTTGCAATGTTAGCCATTTCTAGTTCAGGGATGATTTTAACAGCAAGTGCTAGACCAAAAGACACACCATTTTGTTCAATAACTAAATTTTTATCGAGTTCACGAACGAACTTGACACCAAATTTGAAACTTACTTGTTTACCTTTAATTGTTAATTCCATTTTGAATCTCCTTAAAAAAATAAAAGAGAGACTCAGCTCTCTTTTAGCTCGTTGTTTATAATTCAGCGTCCCCTACGGTCGATTGACCGACTACGGGGTTATTAGGGTGTAGTCTCTTTTACTGTATCTTTGAAGACATACTGAACAACATCCGCTTGTTCAGCAGTGAGTGTAGCGTAGCCCTTTTGAGGTTTACCAAACACTCCAAATTCCAAACTTAGCTCAAGCGCATCTTCAGAGTTAGGTTCATAAGAAAAACTTGTAAGATAAGCACGAAGATATTTCGCTTTGTACTTGCCATTGTTTGCAGTATCTGTTCCTTTTTCAGCTTTATCAATTTCCCAAACTTCAAGAATTGCTGCATCGTCAAATGCTTGGTCCATTTCGTCAAGATGCGGATCACCATTTGCCGCAATAGATGTGGCAGATAAACTATATTCAACTTCCGCAAGAGCGCCGACTGGTCCATCTTTGGTTGCTGTAGTGTTGTAATCTCGAGTTTTTTCATTCGAGTGTTCTGTTTGGAAAGCAAGTTTCCAAGCGGCTTCTTCTGTTGCTTTACTGAGCAAACGGTAGAGTAAGATAATATCTTTACCCTGTTTGGCTGTTAATTCTGCCATATTAAATCTCCTATCTTAGTCTAAATTCTAAGTTAATCAACGCTCTTTTAAGCGGTGTATTTGTTGTTGTATCATCAAGCATTTGAATGGTACTTGCTTGTAAATTCAAAGCCCAAGAATAGCCATCTGTGGCATTTATATTCAATGCTTGATTAAATATATTGCTTGCCATATCAGACACTTCCTTGCGCTTCTTCTGTAGGCCCCAAACAGATAATGAAAGACTTACTGTGCCTTTAATATCCGTTTTATTTGCTTCATGAATGGTTTGAGTATTCTCCAATTCAACAAATGGATAGCCCACTTCATTCATTTGCTTATAATCATAAACGGTATACCCCAAAGCTTGTATTCGTTTGAACAATTCGTCAAAAATAGATTGGTCTCGAGTTTTAATCATTTCGTCAACCTCTCTAAATCATTTTTGAATACCTTCTTTTGAACATCAAAAGCCGGCTTAACAAATGGCTGTGCAGCTTGAAATCGTGTCCCATGCTCTACATACCCAGCATAATCAGTATGAGGTCCAGTCGTTCCTGTAAGTCCTCCATCTGTAAATTCACTGGTTATTGAACGTTTCATATTACCTGTATCAACAGGAGCAAGATTTTGCATATTCTTGTTCATGTTTGCAGTATTACTTTTAACAACATACTTAACATCATCAAGCGTGGCATTTTTCCTCAACTTCTTTTGCAAGGCATCAATTCCAGTGATTTTCATTGACTTACCTCCTGCAAAATAAATGTGTTTCGCTCACTCGGATTGCGATAGGTTGTTAAAGCCCACTTTTTATTATCAAACTCAATGTAATCATATTCTGGCATAGTAAAAAGGGGCATCATTCGCATGACTTTTGCCCCTTGCTTAATATCTCCAAAAACTTTTACACTCCTGTCAGTTCCAATATCAGTGATATTTGCACTAAAAACAGTTCTGGCAGGCTCTTTTTCAACCAATTCGCCTAAATCGGGGTCATAATGTGAGTCGGACGATTCTTTGATAAAAGTAACTTCATCTAAATATCTCAATACAATCTGAACCTCCCAATCTTCTTATCGCCCTCAGCTTCTTTTGATTTTCGCCACGATTCAATTTCATCGGCATACTCATCAAAATCAGATTCTGAAAAAGTCATGCTTAATCCTTCCTGAGAATAAGATTGCATCCCTTCCTGTCCGATACGATTAAAACGCTTCAAGGAAACGTCCAAAACAACATATTCTAGTTCTGGTGGTACTTCTTTGATATCAGAACCGAGAATCAACAATAAACGTTCACGAGTGCGTTTTTCGATTACTTCCAAGCGCTCATCCGATGAACCGCCTAAAAGCTTTTTTAAATCATCAGTGATAGTCATAAGCAACTCCTAATTTTGAAATCAAATCTGCTTTTTTATCGTTTTTTGTGTATTCTATCCCTTTGGTTTCAAGAAGCTCTTTTAGCTGATTAACGGTAAGCGTCGTTAGTTCATCATTTTTCACTTGCTTGGTCGCATTTATGTTTTTATATTCATGCAAGTGGCGACTTAGTAGCCGTCCCATTATGCACCAGTAGTAAATGTGACATTAACAACTTTTGTTAAATCATAGAGATATGCTGCGTAATGTTCATCTGCAGTAATGACAGTTGTTTTAGTAACAATATCACGGTCAGTTTCTACCTGAACTCCACGTTTTAAAACTAATTTCAAAGCTGGGCTATTTGAAACAATCTTGAACAATAGAGCTGAACCCTCAGCTAGTTTTTTAGATCGTACAATTTGAGCGCCTAAAACATCAGCATAAGTTCCGTTGATAAGAGCATTTGCTCCTACTTCTGAACCAATTTTTTGTGCGTTTGCATCTTTACGAATTTTTGCCGCATCTTTAGGATTGGCGATAAGAACATAGGCTTGTGCATCCTCATCATCAAAGATATCCAATGCAGCTTGAACCCCGTCAACGCTTGCTGTAGTAGAAACAGTTTGAGTGGTTGTCTTAGCTGCGCTCAATAAGTCGTCATCGACTTTATTTGCAATAGATAGCCCAAGTTGTTTATTAGATTCTCCAATTGGATCACCATAACCAGATAATACGGCTTCATCCGTGATTTCTGTACCTTTTGCAGCTTTTTTAATTGTTACTGACTTAGCAGTAGTTCCAATTTTATCTAACGGAATAGCTCCGCCTTCTGCAACATCAGAAGCATCTCCGATATAAGTAAAAGCTGGGAATTTCAAAGTATTCCCTGGTTGTCCTTCAAGTGTTGTGTCAACTTGTGCAAGAGGTGCAAAACGAAGTGCTTTATTCAATTCGTATGAAACAATTGGTGCAAGCACCTCTGGATTTACTAAGTCTGCAAGTGTTGTTTTTGTATTAGCCATTTTAATAGCCTCCTGTTATTTTTTTAAATTCTTCTGGATTAGATTTTGCTAACTCAGCTTTTTCAGCATAAGTCATTGAATCAAATTTATCTTTATCGACTGATACTACATTACCCGGAACACGTTTAGGCGTTGTCCCTGTGTTTCGTGCTTTTTCCCATTGTGAGCGTTGATTATCAAGTAAATTGAGGAAAGTTTTTACATTACTGTAGGTTTTTTCTTCATCAACATCAACTAACAATCCTAATTCAGCAGCACTTAAAGCAATTCCACTTTCTTTCAACACTTCATCAGCTTGGCTGGTGATATTTGAAATTTTGATTTGTGCTTTAAGGCTTGCGATTTCATCGTCTTTAGCTTTTTGAATTTCGGCAGCTTTTTCTTCGTCAGATTTTTCTTTAACTGACTTTTTGCCACCTTTTTCAAGTTCTTCAATACGAGCCAGTGCTTGTTCAAGCTGTGTTTTTGTTTCATTTTTTTCAGCCTGCTCTTTACCAATTCGTTTTTGAAGCTTTTCGACAATTTTGTCATTGTCAGTTGGTTGTTCTTGTTGCTCTTCTTCATTCGTTTCTGTTTCAGTTTCCGAACCAGCTTCAGACGTCTCATCGACTGCTTCTTCTGCGAACAGTTGCAAATTAAGGGGTAAAAGTTCTGTTTGTTCCATTTCTGGTTCCTCCTACTCGCATTTAAAGACTTGGGAGTCTGATTTTTCTCGTGTTTTATTTAGTGTCCACAACGTTCGGAAACGGACAATAAAAGCGAATGTCAGTGACAAACGCAATTACATTTAGCGAATTTCTCATCCTTTAATTGATTTACCTTTAGCTTCTTCCTTAAGTTTAAAAGAATATACTTCATTATTTTCTTTGAGATTATCTAATCCGTCAACCTTACCGTAAAATGTTACTGTAATTTCAGAAAGATTATCCAAGCCTGTTTTAATTTCGATATTTTTTAAGTGTTTCAGCTTTTTTTCGTTAACGATTAATCCATTATCAATTTTAATTTGGTTATAAAAGTCATCTTTCATTTTTTATTTCCTTTTCTTTTGTTTCGCAATTCTTCAATTGCCTTGTCAGCTTCTGCCCTATCGTCAAACGCTTGTTTGTATTCATCTTGACTGATTACTCCACGATTCAATAAACTATCATAAAAAGCTTTATCATCAACATGCGGTGCCGTGCTGCATCTACAGAACGGGTGCATGTTAGGTGCATTAATACCGGGCGACATATCCTTTACTTTGAATATTTTTCCATTCAACGCTCCACAGATAGGACAAGCTGACGGTTCAGCAATATACTCATACTCTTCAATATCAGCTTTTTTATAGCTTTCTTCTTGAATGGATGTCTGAACTCGTGTTGTTTCAGTAATCATCAAACGCTGCACATTATAGGTTGCATTTTCTCGTCCCTTATCCGTCAGATATTTTTTCAATTGTGGGGCCAATGCTTTTGGATTTTTTCCTTGTGTCACTGACCGGATGAGAAGTTTTTCAATGTCAGCTTTTAATTCAAATTGATACTGCCAAAGCTTGTCTGAAAAACTGGCAAATCCTTCGACTTTATAACTTCCATTTATCACTGATTCAACTAGACTGTTATAGCCTTTCTTTGGAACGCTTAAACCAAGAATTCCTGCTTGTCTTTCAAATTCTGTGAGAGCTGCACCAGTCAAATTCTTTGAGAAATATTTGTCCAAATCGTCAAATACAGCAATAAGCTCCAGACCAATGTTTGCTTTCAGAAGTTCTAAACGATTCACTCTCATGGTCAAGTTATAAAGTTTCAACACTTGATTTGCTTGGTGCGAAAAGTCTTTTTCTTGAACGTATTTCTTAGCTTTATTGGCAAATGCTTTGACGTCCATCTTATCCGCACGTTTCATGGCTTCACTGATAGAAATTCCTTGACCATTCGCAAAGTTCTGCCAGTTGGCATTGATTTCTTTTTGAATGGCTTCTTGAGCTTCAAATAGCTTATCCATGATTTGTTTCATGCGTTTGGTGTCATCTTTGATTTGTTGTTCTTGCCAAGCTTTCTCACGTTTTTTCCAGTAATCAGGAGTTTTCATAGGTTACTCCTTTGGCGTTTTGACCTTGCACAGAAAGTATTTTTTGAAATTAGATTCAATATCTTCAATCAATTCCTCTGCCATTTTAGATGCAAGTTGCTTATTGAAAAAAAAGATAAATCTTATTTTAATAATACTGAATCTGTAAAACAGGCGCTGCTTAACTACAGCTTCAACTTTAATCTTGGGCATTAGTTACCTCCTCTTTCGCTTCAGGAATTACTGTTTCATTCTCACTAAGTTGCTTGTCCTTATCAAAAATAGCTGTAGAAGCTTCTTCTTTTTTGATTTTTTCCATTTCAGCTTGGACATCTGGAACAATTGAAAGAGCAGATAATGCAGTTTCATGGCTAGTAATTCCCATAAGAATACTAGCAGTATCAGCTTGCTCTTTAATATCTTTTGGCTCATTACGTGTAAAGGTGTACTCAATATCTTTCCAAGCGTCTTTGTTTGAAACATTCGTGCTTAACTCACAAAATAGTTTGTATCGACTATTCAAAGAAGATTGGAACTTACGTTGAAATGACAAAGCTAAGTTGCTCATCGCTTGAAGTTTATAAGCTAAAGAAACACCACTTGATGACCCGAAAGATTCATCAGAAATATTCGCAACCATTGTTGTTTGGAAGATTAATTTAGTCAGTCGGTCCAATAGATTTTCTGTTTGAGAATCACTATCGGGCTTTTCTAAGAATTTGATATCCACATTTTTGCCTTCAGAACCCTCACCATAGTAATTAATGACACGGTTACTACGAATGTTTTTCAAATCTTCTTCTTCAACTGAAGCACCTAAGAATGCCAAATACTGATCACTGAAATAATCAACATCATTTGCTTTTTCACTAATAGCCTTGTTAAAAGCATTGACTAATGAAATAACAGATTCAAAAATACTCATCCGTTCTTCGTTGAAATAGAACTCTACAACTGGTAAATCTGGATATGGGTTGTAAGTCTTTTCTCCAAAGCTAATCTCATCATTTTCTCCGCTGATTTTAATAGTTTCAAGTAGAGTATAAACTTCTCCTTGAAGTTTTTTGTCCTCGTCAATACCATATCTCACGGCAAATAAAGGTTCTTGCTTAACTGTATCGTCATAGACCATAAACATATTTTCTGGACCATTATAAACAACATTCGTTTGAGTGTCCTCGTCTTGATACAAAAGCTCAAATGCTCGACCATAAATACAAGCCATCTTTGCAAGCTCTGACTCTTCATCTTCCATGTCATTCAGGTTATCAAATTCTTGTAGTTTAGAAAGTATTTCTTTATCTGAATGAGCCTTTTTTACTGGAATCCCATTGAAGTAGCCTGTGAAAGTATCAACGATATATTTAGTGAAGTTAACAGCTAAACGATTATCTGGTTTCCAAGGGTCTTTTGCCGGTTCATCATCAATAGTCATAATTCCAAGATACATATTTTTTAAGTACTCATACCGAGCAACTTCTAATTTATGTTTTTCCATGAACTTGTTAACCACTTCAACTGTGATTGGTTCATCTTTTGGAAATGTCATTAATTTAGGTGGTTTGTATTTCAATTAGAATCCTCCTTTGAAAGATTTTAGTTTTGCTTTACGAGTTGTCATTGTCTCAGCAATCCCCGTTGTTGCATCTGGCGCATCATCATGTTTATTTTTACCTTCACGTTGATAAGTTGTCATTGCTTGATAGTATTCTGGGAAACGAGACCGCCAGTCATTTGGAAAGCGAACGTGCTGTTCAATCCAATAACTATTGGAATAAATCCGAGCTTCTTTATTATTTCCTTGGAAGAAATCTTCTACAGCACAAGCAACTTTACCTTGAATCTTATCCCTGACAGAACGAGCAAAAGACCGACCGCCATTGTTGCGCTCGATTCTTGATGCATTCACTCTGTTATTAATTAACTGATTGGCCACTGCGTTTTCTGTGTATTCCATCGGTTTTTGAGTGTAAATGATATCCAGTACATCCGCAAAGCCGTCTGAGGTTTCGCCCCATACAATCGAACAGAGATAGTCTTTCCCAGTGTCTGCGGTATCGCAATAATTCCAAATCTTTTTGTACTCTGAGCGAGCGTTGTAGGTTTGGAACTCACTATATAATCGACCTTTGACATCAATCGGTTCTTGCTGGTAGTTGGCGCTGGCAATATCAGCACCCATTGTTTTTACTTTGCGCTTATAATCTTCAAGAGTCAGAACATCATCACAAAGCATTTCATTCGTTTGTTCATTGTAAGCTTTAAAATTAATATGCTTTACTCGATAGCCATTCTTAGGCAATTCACGCAAAGCTCGTCCAGCTAAATCTTCGCTATGCCAACGAGTCATATTGATTATGATTTTACCGCCTGATTCCAAACGTGAAAGCATAGTATTAACAAACCAATCCCAATGTTTTTCTAAGACTGTCGCATTGTTAGCTTCCTCAGCGTTCTTGATAACATCATCAATAATAATAATGTCAGCACCAAAACCTGTTGCAGTCCCTGTTGGAGAGGTTGCTAGATAGTTGTTATAACCATCTGACAAACTCCAAAGATTTTTCGCAGCATCTCCGTCTTTAATCTTGGAATCAAAAATATCGGAGTAAACAATCTTATCCACATCCGCTTTATTTTGTTGAATAGTGTTACGAACATTTTTAGAGAAAACTGTTGATAGAATTTCGTTATATGAACCAGTCATGATTTTCTTCGTGTGGTCATTACCAAGCACCCACTCTACAAATTTACCAAGTGTGAGAGACTTCCCGTGACGTGGCGGAAGATTTAAAACTAAAACATCATGCTCATCATCATTTAGAAATGACTGAAACTCTTCGCACATTGTCACCAGATAAGCTCTATCTCGTTTGTAAAAGCTTGGCATGATGAGATTACAGTAATCAAAGAAAAAGCGCTTGGACAGTTCAATTTTTGCCCCTAGCGCTATTTTATCCATCACGACTCGCCAACTTTCTAAGCTCCTCTGTTGATAAATCTACAAAAGGGTTGGTTTTGACTGAACCAGATAATTCAACTTTGCTTGTATAATCGCCATCCATTTTATTAAGAGTATCAATTGCCTTAATCATGTCAGATTCTTTTTCAGCGTTTTTAGCTATCTCTGATAGAGCGACCATTCGCTCTTTACGATTCATAATCGCGGCATCTTGAGCTTCTTCTTGAAGTTCTTTATACCTTACCAAAACCTTACCAAAAAGTTCGCTAGCTTTTACATCTACAGTTGAATCTTTCCACTTTGACGATTGCTTAAATGCTTCTCTATATGCTTTTCGTTGACTCATGCCAGAAATTAGGCATTGAACGAACTTTTCATGTCTTGCATTTTCTAATACTGGCATTTAATCTCCTTTCCAACAATAAAAGGCTGCCCATTGGACAACCTGTAATATAAACGAATTTCACATATAGTATTATTGATTCTCTTCAGCAAAGAATCTAAGAAAGTCTTTACCAAATTTTGAAATTCTTAGATTTTCTCTTGGTCGATATTCTTTGATATCTTTTAGTTTTCCAAACTCTTTGGTATCAAACTTTCTGGGATTTTTAAAAGAAGCGAGAAGTTTCATATTACCATTGAATACTTTCACAAAATCCTTAAAATGCTTATCAAATTTTTCTTCTTCCGAGTCTTCCAATAAGGAAATTCTTTGGAGATTCTTTCTTACTGCATCATATTGATGATATTCTATCCCAAACTGTTCGAGTATCTCTGAATAATTAGCTGCCGAATCTATTTCAAGATAAGCTTTTCCATAGAGTTTGAGAACACTTATATCTAAGATGGTTAACTGTTCCAATGTATCATAATAAATGTATGCTATATCTTCGGATACAGTATCAATCTTTGTCATGTTTACAAAACCATTGACAATATATGAAATTTTTTCTTCTTGATTTGTTTGAATAGCCTTCTCATAAGCATAAACAGCTAAATCGTCTAAAATTTCTCTTTGTTCAATCGTTTTGCTAGACATATTTTTTTCAATATCTTCTACTCGCTTTGCAATTTCAGATATAAATTCATGCTCATTTTTTATTTTTCTTTTTGTGAAATAGCTTGATGCTATATGTCCTACAAATGGAACCATTTCTATAGCCGTGCCTCCTACCACTTCTAGTCCGAATTGCAAAGAGCTTTCAGAAACTACTTTAGGGATCAACTCCCCTAACTGTTCTTTGGCAAAATCTTTTCCAGTTTCTATTAACCCTTCAACAAAACCTTCTTTAATCTCTTTGTTCATAACATACTCTCCTTGAAATTTAATCAAGTATAGTATATCAAAAATAGCCAGCGTAAACTGACTAATAAATAATTTAAATATTTTTCCATGCATCGGTATTAAGCAATGCAATCGAATAGCAAGACGAGGAGTCGAACCTCGCAAAGATATTGTGCCTAATATCCGCCAATCACTTGCTACGCTGGTTTTATCGTCCAGCAACGCTATGAAGTATATCCAAACCGAATTAGTTGTTGTTTTTTGCTTTTGCCTTTTACTTCATAATACAAGTATATCAGCAAAAATGAGGAGCAACACTCCAATTTCGTGCCTTTTTCGTGTCGTTTTTATCCCAATTTGACCCATGCTTTCAAATGAAATAGCCAATATGAGGGTTTATATCTTTTCTGAATCGGTAGTAAATAAACTTCGCTTTCTTTTCTGAAATCTCAATACCTTCGTTATCAAGTTCCATCATTACTCTGTACCATGTAAAACCACCATAACCACAGTGTTTTAACTTGATAATTTCTTTTTCTTCCTTAATTAAAGGTTCATACCATAAGCTGAATTGGTACATCAAGTCTTTGAGCTTGATGTATTCCTCATCATTTTCAAGCGCTTCTTTATTTAAAACATGACTTTCAGGCTCCGAACCACCAGAATAAGCTGTACGGATGCCTAAATTATCTACTTTTTGCTTATAAAGATATCTGCTTTCAATTGATTTTATTCTGGCTTCAAGTCTGCCATTAACGTAATCTCCAATAATTCTATCTAACTTATCTGCCATTAATCAAATTCTCCTTTTGTGGTATAATTAAGTTAGAAAACTTCTTGCCGAAGCCCATTGCAGTGGGCTTTTTTTATTTAATAGTGTATAATATACATTGGTCAAATATATTACACGAACTAAGTTGATAATTAGTTGCTCCATACTACTGACCAAGTGTGGAGTTTTTTAGTACCCAAACCATATAAAGCGCAATATTCGGAGTAATAACCCTAAAAATATTAAGCAAATTGCTATAAATAGCAGCCACACAAAGGCATTACCAATAATTTCTCCTGATTTTTTAAACATTTTCTCCTCCAGTTGAGTTTAGCGAGTTCCTAGCTCAGTATATGTGATATAATATAACTGACCAAAAATATTATAATAATAATAGAACTAAGTTGTTTACTAACTCTTGCACTCGAGCCTGGTCAGTTCGGGCTTTTTTATTTTGGTATAAATTATTGTTCTGTGTGCTATAATATTTAAGACCAAAAATAAACTTCGCAACATTGTTCAGTATTTCGCTCGAGCTTGGTCAACTCGAGCTTTTTTGTTATAACTTATTTTTATTATGGTATAATGTAGTAGACCTAAATTTTAAGAATAAAATTTAAACCTAGAACATATAACTCGAGCCTGGTCAGTTCGGGCTTTTTTTGTTATAGTTAAAGATTTTTTAATAAATCAAATTTTATAGTTATCAATTAATCAGTGGTATAATGAATGTGACCATTCAATAGTAACTAATAATTTTTACAACATTCGCTCAAGCTTGGTCAGCTTGGGCTTTTTAATTTGATTAGTGCTATACTAGAGTGGACCAAAAAAATATAAATGTTAGAATTCACAATTTCGCTCGAACCTGGTCAGTTCGGGCTTTTATATTATCTTTTGTTAACAATAGTTGTTTTATAATAGTGTTATAATAAAATTGGATAAAATATAACTAGCGAATTTGAAATAACTATCCATGTCTCGACTGGCCAACCGAGACTTTTTTGTTGCCATTTGTTAACGACAAAATAATGTTAATAGTGCTATAATAATCTTGGTCAAATTAATCTAGATTTTGGATTTATTTTACATTAAATTAGAACTCGGCCAGTTCATACTTAACTCTTGCTATTTGTTGTCTAGCAGGAGTTTTTTTGTGTTCAATCCATGTGTTTATCAAGCCATTTTTCAGCTTCTGTCATTGTGATTCTCCTCAAATTCTGATGAATAAGCAAACCATGCAGAAGCTGCTATAATAACAATCCACCTAAATGGTGTAGCATTTTGAATGAAGTAATCCATAACAACATAAATTGCCATTCCAATAATCATACATATAATAAATATTGTTGCTTTCTTATACAT